TGTGAAGTCGAGCGTACTTTCCCGGAGACGATGCGGTTTGCTGTTAGTCCCGTACCAATGGCATTGGCAAGACCTAAAATCGAAGAGACTGGGCTTTCATACCACTCTTCTGAGCCAGTGATTTCCGTCAGCAAGAAACGAATGCGCTGAATTTCACCTGCCACTGAAGTTGCAAGGGACTCAGAGCCAACCTCACCGGGATCTGTTGAACTCTGCATTTGAGAAACGTTAGCCGAGAAGTCATCAACGTTTGCAGCGGTGAGATTATTGAGAATGTTATCAAACTCTGCATTGAGGTCCGCTGCCGTTACATCCTCAGTTGAGGTCCAATTTTTAAGTCGTGGAAAATTCGCGCCTGGCATATTACCCCTCTAAACCCTAGTTACTTGCTCTGCGCTCAGTCTAAACCCGACTGAGAATGAAGCTAAGGTGAAATTTTGATTTGATCCGGATTGTCGAACGTGGAAGGAAATTTTACGCCCTGACCCATGTAGGGGTTTAATTAGGGTTTGTGCTTCTTCTCGACCAAGTGGGTCAAGGTCGAGTGTGAAGGTGTCAAGACCGTCGTCTCTTACGTCCATGCTGAAGCTAACCGTCTCACTGAAAGTTCCGTCGATATAAACGTCCACTTCAATGTTCCAGTTGCCATTAGGGACGAACTCAACGGCTAAGAAGTCGTAAAGTTTATTCCGTGCGCTGATCTTCTCATCAAGGAAACGGAAGTCAGTGTGACCGATTTTAAATTCTCCGTTATAGCCGGACCCACCGACTAGGCGGTCCTCACGGTCCATGAGGTAAACGTAACCGTCGGCACTTCCGTAGATGGGGCGTTGGATTTTGTTTACGTCTTTACGGAGGGCGAGACAATCCGCTTGGTCTTTAGGCCAGAAGGCCGCCCGTGGTGACTGACGATTAAAATCTATATGCAAGAGGGTGTCGTTAGTCGTCTGATACTTGGTGCGGTAGGTGAAGAACGCCTGTTTTTTCGCCTCATAGTAAAGAGCGTGGAGGACTTCGATACCGGCAAGTGAAGTTACACTGCGGACGTAGTTTTCAATCTGCAATATCCGAAGGACGTCAGCCGACTCAATGTCACCTAGTGCTTCGACGGCATTATAACTGATCGGTGAGCCGGACTCGTTTACCGCTACCATGTCGTTAATGACTTCGATAATGCCATGTGGGGAGGCGAGACCGAAGTTTGAGGCTAGCTTTTTCCAGTTCCAGTTGTCTGAGTCTAGGTCAGCGTCGTCAAGATAATAGACGAATCCGCCTTCCTTGAAGGTGAAGAGTCGCCCCTTAAAAACATGTGCCCCTGTGATATTGCCACCTTCGCCGGGGAAAATACTCTGCGTAAGGTTGTTAGTCGTATGGTTTTCATGATTACCGGAGTCACTTGCGTAAGCCCGTTGACCCATGAATGCCCAGAGGCGATTGCGATGAATAATCCCGACGTTTGGGTAATTCGGTGTGGTCCAGTCGGCAGCGGGTGAGGCAATATCGGCGAATGTACTTTCGTCACCCTCGAGAACTTGCACTTGATTTGTACTTGAGAAGAAGAACAATTTCTTCTGCCGTCCGGCAGTCTCATTGCCACCTTCGACGAACATATTGCGCGGCTCTAGGGCCATTAGTCCAGACTTGATTGCAACTGCACCGGAGAATACGCGGTCACCAATGTCACGATAGAGGGAGCCGTTGGCGCAGGCGGCGATTAATCTTTGTGTAACAGTGTCGGGCCACCAGTCAAATAATGCGACGATTGGTGAAGGGAGGATTTGTGTATTGTAGCGAAGGGAGCCGGGTGCCTTAGTGACCATGCCCGTCTCGTAAGAAATATTATTCGCACGAATGAGTGCACCACGTGGCACTTCACCCGGAGGTACGTCAGTGAGGAGGCCAAGCTGACCAAGTGGAATGCTGGCCCATGTGCCTCCGTAAGCCATTAGTAAGAATCTCCGCTGGTGTTAATGCCACGACGACGGTAACCGATTTTGTCTAATCGTGGTGTCGTTTGGCCGAACTTCTCGCCCGCCCGCACGAGTCCGCCACGATGTGCGGCGATCATGGCTTTTAGTTTACCTTGCGTAAGGCTTGCAAAGAGCTGTGCACGGTCGTCTGATTTATTGGCCATGAGAAAAAAAGTTGCGGCGAATTGTAGCAGTTCGGCGTCTTTTCGTGGGAGAAGTGGCATTGAGTAGGCGTTATCTTTGAGGTCACGCGGCACCTCTACTCGCTCAATTTCAATGCGAGTTTTCGCCGCCGGGTAGGCGTTAAAGCGAACACGAAGTGCACCGTCTGATCCCTCGTGCATGACGAAGAACTTACTTGGCGTCTCTTCACTTATTTGGTTTACAGGGTAATTACGTTGAAACGACTCTGAGTCTATTCCGTAAATAGATCCGTCAATGCTTGAACCCTTCTGCACTTTCATCGGTTCGACTAATCGTGCGATACCGCCAAGGATGTAAGTCGAGGTGAAACTAGTGGCGGAGGAGGTGAGCTCATCATCAAAACCTAAGTTTTTATGGACCGAATAGGGTGACTGGCTTCCGGCACCTTGGATGCGGAAAATTGTCGCGCCCGCAAGGTCTGAAGTGAAGGTGAAGAGTCGTGTCGTGCTTGAGTAGCTGCCGGTGATAACGGGGCCTGCTGCGGCAGTCGTTGCAACACTTGCGACGTGAGTCGCTAAGTCTGCGGGTGAGTAAGACCCGAAGGTGAGTGTTGCCGTAATGTCCGTACCGGCCACCTTCTGAAATTGAAATTTATTATTACTAGCATTTATGGTGATGAATGAGGGGACTAGATCATATTCTAGTTTCATCGCTTGAAAGTTAACCGTCCCCGTGTCGTCAGTGTATGCGCTGTCGAGTTCGAAGTTCGTGGAGGCCGCCGTATGTGAGGCGATCTTGTAAACTGTTCCGGCCCCCTCAACGGTGAAATGCCAGCCTTCGACGGAAAAACTAGGTGCGCTTGAAAACACTCCGGCTTCTGAACCTTGGGTGAGTGTTACTGTGCCGGTGTCATACTTAGGTTGAAGCTCAATAACGAGGGGTGTGCGGGACTTAGCCCACGGCCAGACCTCATCAATCTCTGCGGTCTGATCTTTACCAATGGGGATAGTGCCACCGGCAATGACTGCGAAATGCACTTGATTGAGGAAACTTAAGACGTCACTCTCATAGGGAGAATTACCGTTGGTGACCTCACCGCCATTACGGAGGATGAGGTCCAAAAGATCGGCAGTGCTTCTAAACTGGGCCAAGATTCCCCCTTAAAGGAGAGACTTAGCTCCCCTGCTCTGGCTTTTTATTTTTCGCTTTGTTCTGTGCTTCAATTGCAGCAAGTTCTTTTTGAAGTGTTGCAATCTCTGCGTCTTTTGCAGTCAATGCCCGAGCTAGTTTCTGATCGGAAGTTTCCGGCGGAACAAAAGCAATATGAGCTGCTGATGCGTCTAGTGAACCGCGTTTAGTTTTCTCGTCAATAACCCAACGTCCGGCAGGCTTGCCTTTTTTATCCCACATGTTGCCTGATCCGACGGGACGCTCGAATACTCGAGATTTTCCACCGTCGGGAGTGGCGAAAACTTTCATTACATAGGGATTGTTTTGAACAACGAGACCAGTTTTTTCGTCACGAAAAGATACACGTAAGTCGAAACCTTCTGGTGGTTTTTCTTCTTCTTGAAATGGACGCATACTGCTCTCCCGTTTAGTATCCGATGACTTCCACTTCGAGAACTTGTGCAGCTATTGCTACAGTAGAGGCTTCGACAAGTGGGCCATCAGCGACGTTGTCATTGTCGCCTCGGAAGACGACTAATTTTTCCGTCGATTGATCGTAACTAAAAACGTAGCCTGATACGCCTTGGTCGACAACTGCTAAAGATTCGATAATGACGGGGCATCCCATTTTTGCTTTGCTCAAGGGAATACCATTGGCGGGGTAAGTTAGAGCACCGTCGCCGAATGAAAGACGAACTAAGTTATGCGAGCGGCTATCGCCTTTTTTTCGCTGCTTTAGCACTAAGTGAGTAACGTTAGCTGCTGCAATATCTGCCATCTTAGTTCTCCGTCAAAAATGATGGCCCCAGGGGGAGCCACCGTATTATTTAAACTTAACCGGCGATCATGTCGCTGTTGTTGCCTTCGACTTCTGGGCTTGATTCACAGACGAAGTAGTATACGCCTTGGCCCGTTGGGGTACCGACGCCTACGGTCCACGAAATTTCCATTGAATCACCGACGTTAAATTTAACGGGGGTGATGTTTTCGTAAGCGACTTTTCCGATGGCCGAGCCGGAAGCTACGGTTACGGTACCGGCGACAGCTTCACCTGTTGCAGATAATGGTGTGGGTCGCTTGGTGAAAATTACAGTTGGTGCAGTAGTGGTGCCCGATGCCGCTTCACTCGTAAGTGCGAAACCGCACTGTACGACGTAGCAGGGACGGATGCAGACTAATTCGCCGTGGTCTGCCGATGCAGCACCAATGTCCACTTCCTTAAGAACCTCAGCAGCATTCTGCGCTAAGGTTATTAGTGGGACGAAAAAATCTAAGTGTGAACCGCGATATGGATAAGACATTTTTTACCTCGTTTATCAAAAATTAAGATTGTGACGTCATGTAAACAACACGTGCTTCGCCAGCGTTTGCAGAGTCAGACCAGATTTGGCCGAATCCGTAAATGCCGTACCAAGCAACTGATTTGCTACGACCGAAATCATTACCGACGTTTTCTTCGGCGATAAGATGTGGGTCTTCTGCAACAGCCATTGTCACTGGGTCTTCGCCGAAAAATACAGCTTCACCCATGATGTCGCCAGTACCAAGACCGTCAGCTAGTGCTGAAGTGTGGTTACTTTCAACGAAACGGATGTTTTCGATGCGACCGATTTCGCCGTTATATTTAGCTCCGGGATCGGTGTACTTTTTCCAGTCAACCCAAGCTGGGTCACGCATTAAACCGCGTTTTGCTTGAGTGATTAAGACGCACACGTAATCGTCGCCCATGTAAGGTGCGATGTTTAGGGTGCTGAACATGTAGTCGCGGATACTTTCCACGTGGAACATGTTTAAGTTTGAAAGTGCAACGTTTGAAGCTGCGCCGTCAGTTTCGAAAGTGGTCTCAGCGACACCTGTTGGGATTGCTAAGATCTTACCGGCTTTGAAGGCGGCAGATGCAGCAATGTCCATGCGAAGTTTAAGCTGATCTTTTAACTTCTTTTGGATGGCATTTTCTAAGTCAAATGCTGACAAATCAATTGCCAATTTGGTGTAAGGAATTGCACGACCGCGTTCACTTACAGTGATCGCTTGTGTGCTTAAGCTTAGAGTGTCTTCGGGCACACGATTGTTTTCGTTTAATACGTCAGTCGTTGGCACGGTAACGTTAGAAACGCGAGTGATAGTTACCGACTCACCTTTCTTTTTGCCGTAGCCTTCTTCTGGTTTAACGAATTGCATGAATTTAGCTTCTTTGATCGAAGCCATACGAATGCGCGATGATAAATCATGGTTCTTGTATACGCCACTCGGACCGTCGCTTACCCAACTGTGTGTTGCCATTGCTTACCTTCCTTAAAGGATTGCGCGTTACCCCGAGGGGTCAAGTTTTTTATGCGCGTAGTTTTAGCTTTCTCATTTGTTGTGCCATTGTCAACGGGACGTCGTCTTTTTTCTGAGGTGTTACACTCAATCGTTGTGCGCCGCCTGGACTCACGGCCTGTGCCGCTGACCTGCTTAATTCGGTTCGAGGCTTTGCCTTCTCTATATAGTCTTGAAAATGTGCACGTGTTTTTTGTGCCAGTAGTTTCATGGCTTTGTCGACGTCGACCATCTTTCCGATGGTGCCCATGTTTTGTTGCAAAATGTGTTCGCAAAATAACCTCTGGCCACTAAGATCGGGGTTCTGCGAAAAAAATGTAGTCCAGAGCTCTTCTTTTCTTTTTTCCGCGTTAATTACTGCCAAGGCTTCTTGTGTGGCGGATTCTTTTACTTTGCGGAGTGTTTCTTTTGGGTTGGCGTAGAACTCTTCTTCAAATTTGTCTTCTTCTGGTGGCGGTGGGGGTGCTGCTGCGCGTGTGTGTTCGAGTGTTTCACGGATGCCCATGTTGTAAGCTTCTGAGACTTCTTTTTCTTGCACTAACTTTTCGGCGTATTTAAGTGCATCGGCTTGCGTCTTAAATTCTTGGTCACCGATTTTGATTAAAGTTTCTTCTTCTTCTGCCGGTGCTGCCGCCGGTGCTGCGTCTTCCTTTTTTTCTTCCACTGCGGGTTCATCGGCTGATGCTTCTAATGGTGCTGCACCTTCTGGAAGTTCTGCGTCTTCTGCCGGTGCTTCACCGCTCGCTTGTGCACGAGCCGCTGCTCTAATTTCCGCTAACTCCGTAAGTGTTGATTTAGATCCGTTTTGTTCTAGCATTTTGTGACTCCTCTGCGTGTCGGTAAATTTGTTCTTTTTGGTTTAGTTCGATTTCTAAGTCGTTAAGGACGGAAAGTTCCGCAATGATTGCGGTGTTGTCCGTGATGCCCTCTTTGTGCCTCGCTACTAGCTTCATGAAGGCGTTTTGTTTACGCCTTTGGATGAGTGGCAGGATTACGGGTGAGGCGAGTGCGAAAATTCGTGCGTCTGCTAGTTCTTCGTTTGTCATTGGATTGCCCCTGCTGGTGAGCCTGGAAATTCAGTCGTTGGAATACCTGCGCCTGCCATTTCTTCCATTGGACTTGGCACTTGACTCATTTGATCGGGTGATTCAACGGGTGCGCCCTCTTGCGCTTCGGGTGCCATGGTGTTTTGCACTGCGATTGGGATCTCTAGTTTGTATTTATCAATATCGAGAGCGGTGAGGATTTCGCCAAGGGTCTTACCGAGATCGTATTTCTTGACGTACTCTTCCATGATGGCCGGAGAAGAGCCGATGACCTGTAGCATTTGGGTAAGTTTTTGATAATCCTGTCCCTTGCTGAGGGTCATGCTCACGCCGTAGACGCGGAACTTAATCCCGTTCACTGTAGCTGCGAATACGTCTTCTGGTGATAATTGACTAAGCTCTTCGCCGCGTTCTGGGCCAAAGAGGGATTTAAAGGTCTCTTTGTCGATGCGATCCCAGTTCTGTGCTGTTGTTTTCCAGGCGAGTTCGAGTTCACGCATGATTTGACGGGCTTCGAAGTTCTTTGCGATGCCTTGAAAGACTGAAGTGATGGTTTGTGAGGCTTCGACGACTTCTGTCGCTTTAACTGCACGAAAGGGCATCACACCTTGACGTAGATCACTCGTCAGGGCACTGGCGTTGAACTCTTGGTTCATTAAATTAAAAATATTGAATGCGTCCGGTGGTACTTGCACTTGCGTGAGGGACTCTAGGACTTTACCACCTACAGGGAGCATTGAGTTCACCGCTAAAGTGGTGCCGGGAGTAATACCGTCGGCAACTTGCGCCGGATTGTCGAGCATGTCTTTTCGTAATTGACTAACAGCATGGACTTGCTTCATCGCAGCGTCGACGAATAGGTTGTAGAGTTCAATGAGGGCACGATTGTGTTCTGACGGTGCATCCATTAGTGCTTTATGCCAAACGGAGTTTGCTACTTCAGTGAGTGGTGATGAGGCATAGGGTCTTTCTTGGTGCCAGAGAGGGTTAGGTTCTTTTCTGATTACCTCTTGGTCATTTGCCACGGTGATAACGTAGTTTTCGTAGCATAGTTTGCCGGTTGAGGGGTCAATGACGTCACCCCAGAACTCGGTAAGTTTAATCTTTGGTCTGTGGGATCCGTCTGAGGTGTTCTGTCCGGTCTCTCTCGCCTTGTCAGCGTCGTCCATTGTTTCGGTGACGCCCTCTAAACCGAGATTGTTTACCTTCGACATTTCATAAATGGCATCGTCGCCTTCTGCGAGACTTAGCACTTCATGGTAATCGGGCCACATCTCTTCGATTTCATAGAGGCCCTTACCTGTTGGATCGGGGTAATAGTTTTCCGCCCTCACTGTGCTGAAGGCCAACTCCCAGCTTTTGTTGTCGACTTTCTCTAGGACTCGTCGGTAGTTCTTACCTTTACCTTTGGACTTGACGATAAACTTCGGCTTCGCTCGCATTTGACCGTAGGTTTTACTGATGGCGAGTGAGGCCAGTAGGGCTGACTGCACTGAGTTGCCGACGTGTGAATAGTATTTTCCTTTTTCGAGGAAATGATTCGTCAGCTTGGTGATTTCATGGGCACGAATGGGCATGTTGACGTCGTCGCCGGGCGTTTGTGTCTCAGCAGTCCACCAATCGCCAATGTCGACAAGTGCTTGTTGAAAGAACGAGCGGATTGTTTCGACTGCCATGCTTTGTTTACTTAGCACTTCAGTTGATTGGCCTGCGGTTTTATGGCTGAAGTCGTGACGTAAGTGGAACATGTCGTAATTGTTTTTGTTACGAGACATGCGGTCACGCTTTGCCTCATCGGCCTCGTCTCGGCAGGCCATGATGTACTTTACTAAATCAGCATCGGTCATTTTAGACATAACGTTTCCTCAATGTTGGCTTATCGTTGTGAGTTTCAGGTTTTTGGAACCCGTAAGTGGGTGTTGGGATGTTTACGTTGTAATGTTCGGAGAGGTGACCACGAAGACCGCCGCATAGGTATTGAAAACCGTCATGCGGGTGCGAGTGAATGTCCTTGATGGGACGCATTTGGTCAGGCTCTACGTTTAGGACTGAATCGGGGTAACGGTAGCCACCCTTGAATCCGGCGATGAGTATAGGGCAGTCCGCCTCATATATTAGTAGTTTTGGTTTACCGCCAACGAGTCCAGTGAGGAGGGAAGTTACCCCTTCGACTCGTTTGTTCCATGTCATTGGACCTGGTCTGACTTGACGGAAACCACCCTTGATCATTGCTTGCAGGTAAGTCTGCTCGGTCACTTCGTTGCGCTTAAATGCAGCGGGATCGAACCATGAAATTGTTTGTTCTGCGATGTCAGTGATTTGCGGGTAATGTAGTTTTATTTCCGCATATACGGCAGGGACGAAACGAAGTGCTCCCATGCCCATTCCGATCATTTCACGAAGTACGATGAGCTGCTCGCCTTGCATTTGTGCGAATACGACGGCGGGGGTGAGTCCGGAGCTGTCCCACCCGAGTAAGAGGGGGAGTCCGGTCCATAGTTTTGGCCTGTGTTGGGTGACGTGAATGTTTTCGTTAAAATCCTCGTAGACTTGTTTACCTTCGAAGGTCGACCAACTTTTTCCGTACTCTTGGCGAAAGAGATGAATGGGGAGGGTCTTCATTAGTTCGGATTCAAACTCCGGTGAGCGTTTAGCGGGATTTGCCCTGTGTGAAAGGTCCACTACGGTGAAACCGTTCCTTGAGTTCTCCCATACGTCTATGCCTTCCATGGGTGAGCGTGCACCCTCCGGTACGGCGTCACTGAAGTTGAGATCTTTTTGGTCGAGTTTGTCGTAGACGATTTTTTTGAAGAAGCCGGGGAAGCGTGTACTGACCATGATCATGTGACCGCCACCTTTAACGGTCGGCTCGGCTGAAACGTAAGCAGCTTCGGCTTCCTCCCAGAAGGCGACCTCATCGAAGAAGAGTCCGGAGAATCCACGCTGACGCATTTGGTTTGCACCCGACGGGAAGCCTTGGATTTTGGAGTAGATTTCTTCGAAGTCCATGACGGGCGGTGAGCTTTGCATTTCGCCACGTTTGAGTTTCGGCAGGAGGTCACGGGAGATGATTTCCGGTGGTATGTGGTCGTAGATGAACTTTGCCCTCTGCACTAATTCTTTGCTGTCCTCTTCTTTTTTGGAGACGAGTGCCCATGAGCGGCCCTTGTGGAAGAGGCAATCCCAGAGTGCGAGACCGATGAAGGTCCAGGACACGGTGAGGCGTCGTGATTTCGGGACGGCGAGGCGTTTTTTCTTCTGCCACATAAGGACGAGGAAGTGCAGGTAAGCGAGGTGAGAGGGAAAGGGTTTTATTGGATTATCTTGGTCCACTTCATCATGTGTGACGACGCAATGCTTGAGGAAAAGCCACGGATTTGAGCGGAGCTGTGAGTATCTTTCTAGTGCATCCGGGGAAAGTTCAATGTTCACGTATAGTCCGTCTATGAAGCAAAAAAGTGTAACACTTACTGGGTATTTCCTTCAAGTCTGCTCGAATTTTTACGGTTTGTGTACTTTTAGTGTGATTTTTTGACGATGACACTCTGCGTGGAGTGTAAATTTAGCAGATCAGAAGCTCTTTACCCATGCGGCAAGCTTTTCTTCTTCGGTCATTTCCGCTTCTTGCTCTGGTGTGGCCCCTGGGAGCTGGGGTTGAGGAGTTACGTCTATACTTTGGCCGTGGGTGAAGTAGCCGGAGCTTTTTACAGCGTCGAGTTTGTCCATCATGACAGCAAGGAGGTTGTCTCCGAGCTCGTGTTTCTGTGCGGCCTTGCCGTCGACCTTCTCTAAGAGCCATCGGGCAGTTTCTTGCTTTAGTTTTTCTGAGTAGCGTTTTGTTTTATCGCCAAGGCAACGTTCTATTTCAGCAAGTGCCGGTTCGGTCATTTTTTTCAGTCGTTGACCTACGGACTCCTCGAAAATTCTCTCTCTGATTCGCTCGGTTTCCTCACGGATCTTGGTGTTTGACTTGAGAATCGAAACGCGACTGTCCGTGTAGCCGAGTTGCTCTGCGATTTTATGGTTCGGCAGTCCTTGCGCTAAGAGTTCGGCAAGTTTTCTGTGGCGCGGACTTAACTCGCGGCCTTCGACAAGCATACGGTCACCCCAGGAGCGTCCGTCGGCTTCTTTTTCCGCCTCGGGGTCTTCTTCGTGCGCAGTGAAGTCGTCGTTTTCGGCGTCAAAACCTGTTTTTGAGTCTTCGTCCATAAGGTAACACTACTTAAGACCGAGAAACTTGGCAACCGTCAGCAACTTTTGGACGAGAGCACCGAAGGTTCCGGCGGTGTTGTTTGTCGCCAGGTCCGCAGACCATGGATTGCCTGCACCACCTGCATCGTTTAATGCTTTGCCAGTAGTACCAACGTCTTGATGTTCTGATAAAACAGTATCCCAAACTGCATCGGCCAAAGAGCTAGGGCTTAATTCGGTACCAGCGCCGACGTCAATTTCTGCGGCTAGACGACCAATGCCAGTTAAGTTGGCCGCAACGGTTGCCGCTCCGTTTATTGCTGCCGCGACTGGTACGATTGCAGATAAGTTAGAGGTGAATGTCGCAACACCACTGATTGCTGCCGCGCCACTTGATACTGCTGCGGCTGATGCAGTGAGTGTTGCAGCGCCAGTAAGAGCTGCAGCACCTGGCGTTAGTACAGCTAAACTTGCCGCAACTGTTGCCTCACCAAGTAAGGTCGCAGTTGAAAGTCTTGCTGCTGTGGCAGATGCCGCAACGGACGCCTCACCGACGATTCGCAAACCACTTGCAAGCCCACCGGATTTAAGTGGGGCAAGGTATGCCTGACCTAAATTATAGCCCTCGGGGATTGAGGTGCGAGGTGCTAAGTTTATTCGCCGTGCGTTTAATACGCTTGGATTTATGTAATTAGTTTTTAAGTTGGCAGCATAAGCACCAGCAGTCGACGTGCCGTTCGTAAACAGCGCGTGAGATTTTAATAAGACTGACTGGTTACCTATTAATGCCAATTATCACCCGTAAACAAAGTCAAGATGACCAAAAAATGCAGTGTTCGCCGGAGTGGCTGCACCGCTGTAGAGAATCCAGTAAAGTGCTGCACCGTCGTACACCCGTGACATGCCGCCTGCGACTTGAGTCATGAACTCTCGCTCACTTGCCACACCAATTGTAGTCATTGGCATTGTGATCAGTGGTCGAACTAATCCGATTGAAACTTCACCGGACACGTAAGAGACCGATAAATCGAAGTTATTTACTTGTGCAATACCTCTGTCACCAGCTTGTAGTGGCATGAATGGGCCATACTTACCGGCGCCAGTTCCAGAATAGACAATTAAGTTATTTGATGCGGCTGTTTTTCCAACTGGTAAGACAGTCGGTGTTGCCCGGCCTGATGTTTGAGCACTATTGGTGTAGTTATCAAGCTGTAGGGTTGGCGTAGCCGCGCCGAGTGGCGTTGCGTTGTTTGCAAAAATAACTGCCTGCACACCGTCGCCGTTTGTGTAGCGAGGAAGTAAAGTGTTAATCGTGTGCGTGCCTGTGCCTGCGTCAGTAATGTTAATTTGAGTACCGGCTACGGCATTGGCGTAACTGGTCGCAAAACGGCAGGTCGTGTCTGAGACTTTAATGACATAATAATCTGTCGCGAGCGCTAAACCGCCAGGCAGTGTTGTGGTCGTAGTTAACTGCACACGAGTATAGGGCATAAGATTAATGTTAGAGTGTGTGCATGTGTCGGTGCCTGCGTCTGCCGTAAAAGTTGAAAACGATGACAGTGTGTTCGTCATCGCTTGCGTTGTGGCAGTTGTCATGGACGTCACGCGATAATATCCGACGAGATCCACTAGCATAAGCACAGAGGGCATTGACGTAGCTGATGCTGAAAACGCTGAAGCATTGGCGATATATTTATAGTCAGGGCTTACGTCGCCGCCATGTTGAATGGCACCAGCATTTGTTGTCGAGTCTCGAACTTGGTTAAAAGTTAAGTTCGTTCCGGTGTTAAAGATTGCGTCTGCGGGCGGATTACCACCACCACGGGCCATCATGTGCCACTCACCAGCAAGTGCTGCGGTGGTCGGATTCATTAATTTATTCCAGTCTTGACGAAACTTTTTACCGTTTACCGTCGCTTCGTTGATGAAATCGTCATATGAGCTAAAGCCGGACATTTAAAACTCCCTTAATTCCAAACTGTTTCTATTTCACCGTGAAATGCTACGCCACTTAAACTACCCCGTGGACAAGCAAGTATTCCTAAAAAAGCATCATCGTAAATTTGCGGCATTATGCCATCGTGTGGTTGGCAGACTTTTTCGCTCGGCGCTGTTTGCTCTAAAATAACGCCAGCCATGAGTGGCTTTACTAGTACGAGCGCCAGTAGTCCCACGTCCGTACCTGTTGCAAATGTCACGGATTCAATTGAGCGAACGCCACTGTCGCCAGCTTGCAAGCCGATAAATGGCATTGCTGAGATTGCGCCGGTCGTAAAGTTTGACATGATTGCGCCGTTAAAGGTGTTTGTCGAAAGTGTGTGCAGGGCGGAAGTTCTGCCTGAGACGCCCGCACTGTTCGTGTAATTAACTGTGAAGGTGGGCTGTAAGCCTGCGGAGCTTGCAACCGATACGGCCATTATTTTAACGCCTGCGCCGTCAGAGTACCTGGGCAAGGCTACACTGTTGGTCATTAGTTGTTCGTCATTGGTGCCCGTGTCTACAAACGGGTAATATAATAAATAATCACACAGCAGGTAAGACATGGGTAAGCCTGTGCCGCTTGCCGAAAGAATTAAGAATCGAGATAAGAATTTAGACTGAGTACTGACATCGCCACCATGAGGGATGCCACCGTCAGTTGAGCGTTTCATTTGCTGTGCGATCAGGGGTGAAGCTGCGTAATACTGTGGCGCTGGGTTACCAGGCGACATCGACATATCAAACCATTGGCCTGCAATAGTAGTTTGCGAAGGAGTCTTACGCCAAAACGAATAAAAGGTCTGACCCTTTTCGTGTGATTCGTTAATTTCAAATAACCCTTTAAAACCGGACATCAGCTACCACTTACTTGCGCTCGGCCAACAATTGTCGCTTCCATTTGAACAACCTGACCCGCTGGCTTGATTAGTTCTTTTTTTAAAGCTTCTAGGATTGGGATTTCATCGTCTGTTAGTTGTTCGCCAGAGGTGACACGAGACATGAATTCGTTAAACAAACGAACTTTACCATCATGCCCACCAGCTAAAACACGCATCATTTCTTGCGCCGTCATTTATGCCTCGGTGACTTGTAGTGCGCCAGCCGCAAACTGGAGAGTGATGCCGCTAGATACTGAGCGCGAGGCGGTTAGTGCGCCCTTGTAAATAATTTGACCGGCACCGCTCGTGGCAGTTCCGATTGAAACGTGTGTGACTGTCTCAGTGCTCGATGTGCATTCTGGGAATGAAATGGTCGCTGTGTTAGAGGCCGTATCGCTAGATACTGTCCAACCTGCACCATCACGAGATACTGTTACACGGGCGTAACTGCCGAAAGCGCACTCTGATGTTGTTTGACTACCAGCCTCACCCGGATCCGCAGTGTGAAGCGCAACGTATAAATTTCCGTTCGCGTTCCAGGAATACGCAGTCCCGTTAAATGTTAATAGAACTACGTCGTTTTCAAATGTATTACCCTTTGCGCTCACTTTAATCCCCCCGGATCATGAATAACTTAACGATGCACGGTCATTCCAAATTTTGTCAAATGATGCCTCACCGTCGGCGTAAGTAATTATTGTTTCTGTTCCACTGATGACGATGCGGGAAATTTGCCATCCGGCGGTGGCGACGGCTGTCCCGATTACTGCTTTGCCGACATAGGTGAGTGAGGATGAAACTTCGTCGACTCGTGTGGCGTAAGCGGCTGAGACAGTGGCGGAGACGAGTGCGTTTTTATCTCCGACGGGAGTGACTGAAACGTTACGGTAAACTTCAGCCGCACCTGAATCATTAGTTGCCGTGCCTTCGAGATAATTTCTTGCCATGAATGATTATCACTAGCGGATGCGGTGAGATCACTATGCGTTGCGTTAGGTTTTAAAGGGCGCGGGTTTTATAGATGATCCCACGTGCGTCGGTTTTTTATGTCCCGAATACATTGAACAGAAACCCCATAAACGTCAGCCAATAAACGGGGCGAGGCGTTTATTTTTCTAATCGTTAACACGTCAATATCAGTAAGCTTTGCCCTAGTGTGAGCACTGCCCTTTCGCGAAGCATGACCGTTAAATCCTGTGGGATTAGTTGCAGAAGGATAACGTCCATTTTGGTGGGAATATCGCAAGTTATCCGCATGACTTAAGTATTCAAGGTTTTCAACGCAATTATTTTCACGATTAAAATCTTTATGGTTAACAGTTTGAGCGGTGGGAGGGCCTAAAAAAGCCAATGCCACTAAGCGGTGTACAAATACAGTCTTATTTATACCGCTGTCGGAAAGTAAACTAAGTGTTCTATAGCCACGAAAGTTTAATTGCTTACGTATAAAATTACGTTTTCTGGATCGAACTCGCCCCTTGTTACTAACTTCGTAACGACTGAAACCCTCAATAACTTTCCACTCTTCCATTTCATCAACATAAGCCTATGTTGCAGTAACGGCAATTCTATTTTTGTATTCGCTGCGCAGAGCGTTAAAGGCTTAAGCACATGCAGCCGTCGCACCTACCCCGGCAGTGGGGGGAGGGTGTTTGATTTTTGCGCATGGGCAGTGGTTTCTCCCGCCCACAATCGTGAGGAAGATGGCATGTCTTTTGATTAAGCATGGTGTAGACGCCCCGTGCCATAGGGTACGACTATACTACTGCATGGAGTGTGCCAGCCTCTAACTCTAATGATTACGCATACTTAGCGTAAGACGCAGTGCATAACTTATGTACACTCTCCCCACCCCTGACTAAATCACCAGCGATTGCGGGCACTTAACGCACTGTTGAACTTATAGGCGGTGTTACCCTTTTACCGGGTAAGCGCCAAGTCTTCTATATTGTCTGCTACCGTATACCGTATACCGTTTATCGACTAAAAGTTTGAGCATAAAGTCGTCTTGAGACTGAAGGGGGGACCCCCCTCCCCCTCCCTAGGTATTTTTTTTTTTAATATACCCACCCCTACCCCCCGGGGGAGGGGCCTTTATGCCTTGACTTTGAGGCGATATACGGTAAACGATATACGGTATACGTAGGTTTTTATGGTCAAATCGTCTAAGGCGTCTAAGGCGTCTAAGGAGCTCCCCGTGTCTGAGTCCGTCCCTCCCTCTTCTTCGTCCACTTCGTCTGCCGTTTCGTCACCCACTGAGCCACCAGCACCGCTGTCTGCTGAGGTTAAAGGACTCCTTGCGGAGGTTATGGATTTAGTCGGGCAGTTTCAGCGTGAATGGCCTGATGAACCCCTGAAACTGCAGTTTGTGACGGCTCGGTTTGGAAAGAGGGCTAAAAAGTTGGGTTATCCTAATATGAAGGACTTTTTGAGTCTTGAGCCTCGGTTTGAGCTTATTTTGAATAAGAGGATGGGGTTTGATGTGAGTCTAGTGGGACATGCGCCTCATTCTCGTCTCATTCTGGTTAGTTTGGCACGAGCCGGCGGGGTGCTGTCTGTTTCGGGGCTTAAGAAGGTCTTGGTTGCTAATGGACGTGATATGGCGCTCCTTGAACCAACGTTGAATCAGTTGGTTATGTTTAAGAAGGTTGTTTTTGATGGGTTGAATGTGAGGCTATTGGTTGATCCGAATGGTGAGACGTCAAGGGTGTAACACTGGCCATTAGTTCGACAGTACGGCGTAAGGTGGCCCCCCTCCCTCACTTTCTTGCGCTCATTCTCATGGTGAGGCACTTGACCGTCTATTAGTTCGACAGTGGGTTGAGGGGTGAGTTTGTGTTGTTTCGGGCACTTAAGGGGTGGCATGGGCGGTGCAATAACTAAACTCGAGCAGTGATGCAAAATTAACTTAGCCGGGAGGCAAGATGAGTAAAGTGAAACGAACCAAGGCTCAAAAGAACGAAGCTCTATCAATCCAACTAGAACGCGCCGCAAATCAAGGCCACTATTTAGAACGTCTTGAGAACATGGCCGCATGTCTTTATGACCGCCAAGACATTATGGGTTGTGTACTGGCGCTTAAGCAAATTCATGCTTTTTCAAATTGCAAGCCAGATTGCAGCGACGCCATTCAACTCGACATTAGTATGCGTATCTTGGGTCACCTTAAGTATCGCCTTGGTTTTACGGTGAAACAAATGTCACGTCTTTGGTACGGCGTAAGTTATGAGTCTCGTGGCCAGTATAAATTGAAATTTCCTTACGAACACAATGGTACGCATGAAATGAAATCAGACACTACATATGCGAGAGGTAACTAAGATGAGTAACCCTCAAGACCGTATCCGCACCCTCTCCCGACTGGTATGTGAATTGGCATGGTGTCGACTCAATGGCGGGAGTGAGAGTGATGAGTCTGCACTTCTTGCGAAGTTGCGACGATTCGTGAGGCGAAATGTCGGTGATGCCCCCGGACAGTTGTCACTCGAAGCAGTTGGTGTATTCGTGGTCGATGAGTTCGATGCGTCGACTAAACAGAATGTATTTAAGGCGTGGGTCAATGGACGGCTATTGGTCGGTGAGTATGAGGTTGAGGTCGGTGACCTCCCGACTTGCACATGCCTAGTGGTTGAGGACGGCAGTGTTGAAGTGACTGATGCATTGTTGCTGGAGAGGCTCACTCAGTGCGTGAATAACCACTTAGAAGAGAATGCCTATTTATATATAGAGCGAGACGAAGAGAGTCGTGCGGATCGGTACGTTGATTTAAAAATTAAGTCCCTTAAGGAGGATGTATGAGAGCGTTAAGCTTAAAACAAGTTTGCGAGGCCGAAGGCCGAGCTAAGGCGAGCGGATTAATTGTGCTTTTTGCGACTGTAGTGAATGTACTTGGGTGTGCTGGTGGGAGTGGCGGTGGTACTGCTGCGGATGGTGGGAGTGGTGGCGGATCGGTGACGGTCCCCGTGAATGTGACGGTCGTTGAAAATAGTGATGTGGCCTGTCTTACTTACGGTGGCGATTTGTTCTGCTCCGGCACCATCGTTGGTGGTGGCATGAGTCCCAATTTTAACTCAGTCCCTTGGGTGCGGTTCCTCGATACGGATGATAGTGCGGTGACGTTCGCCCTCTATGATGATTCACTTTTTGTGCAGACAACTGTCGTGACCCGACCCCACTCTCGCACTCCTGGTGCGGCAGTCTATGCCTACGGCGAAGCGACCCTCCAGACTGGTGGTTATAATTGGGTGTACAGTGGTCCAAATTATATTGAGGGAGTAAATGGTTCGGTGGATGCCACTCATTTGGTGTTGCCTATGTCTGCTGGTGATATGACTCTCTCCGTACTCACTGGTGGTACCCTCATAATTCAAGACGGCAATAGCACGGTGACGCAACAGACCCTCTCATGTGGTGTTGTCGACGGGGTGACGCTTGAGTGTCCTGGATTTTCGGTGAGTCTGTAAAATGGGTCACTTAACTTTAGGTCTATGGTCGGTAGTCGTCGTATTCGTAGCATTCGTAATTGCCCGCGAAGCACATGCGGAGCATGAGTCGGCACTTAAGGGTGAGTCCTCTGCGAGAGGACGCCCTGTAGGTGAAGTGCTTAGAGAAACCCTAAATGATTTTTATTTATTTGTAACCTTTGCGCTTTCGCGCATGGGCAAGATCAATGGCGGTGCTCGTGCTGTCAAAGGCTTCTTTGACGGATTCTACGAAGGTGCGGTCGTTCGGGTTGGCGGGTCGTTGCACAAATTGACGAGAGCGATCATCGTAAACGTCAACCATTTTTCGTTTTTTCGGTTTTTCGTCAGCCATAATATTCTCCGTCGTTTCCTCTACTTTACCTTATTGTTCGTCGTGATCAATGTTCTTTTCGGCCTAGTGCCTCCGCCGGATGAGGACTTTGTGTGTCCCGACGGAATGGCTTACGGAGTTCCGATGGGCGAACCTAACGCAGGGCGTTACCTCCGTTGCGAACAGTTCGACCAGTATTATGAGCTGATGAGTGTGGGTAAGTCTGTGGAAGCTGCGACTCTACTGCTACCACGGGCTAAGTAGGGACGTCCTTGGCACTGGGCATCGCGTACCACGGAAGTATCGTCCTGGGCACTGAGCCCCATTTCTTCACCCTGACTACTTTCCTAAAAATCTCTCGTCCTTGGCACGGGGTAAACTCGTTGAGAGGATTTTCGTTCGGAGACGTGAGCTTCGTTCAACTCCCTTCTTTGGTGGGGCACTGGGCCTCTTAACTTTTACTAAACCTCTTTGTGGCTTGTACTCAAGCCCCCGTATTCCCGCCGTAGGCGGGGAGAATCCCGGCCCTTTTTCCTTGCCGCACTGCGTCTCATCTTGAGTCACCCCGGTTTAGTGGTGTAACACCTCCTATAGGTGAGGTACTTAATCTATGGGTAAGGTAAAAGAGACAGCTATTGCTTTTCGTCGTAACGGACTTGAAGAGATGTACGTTGATTATGTTCCCGGTGGGTATGACTCGGGTTTCGATGCCCTCGAGCAGTCATTAAGTGAGCGTGAGGTCATGCGTTTGCACCAACAATGCCTCATTGCGGATATAACGAAACTCCGTGATCATATTAAACATGAAGTCCTCTTTAAGATTGGATTTTTCGGTGATCCGAGCTCCGACCCTAAGGTTGAGACCATGATCGAAGAGATTGAGGTTGAGCTGAGTCGCATCATCAAGTCATTTTCTTGACCCAGTGGTCGGGGTTACACTAGGTTATATCCTATGAACAACAATGAGTTTGACAAGAGACAACAGCAGGCCCTCAATGATGCGCAGACTGAACGCTTCGCCGATGAAGTCGGCCATAAGGCAGTTGTTCAACGCACGGACATTGAGAATCCACGAACTGAGCAGTTGCGTGAAGTGCTCGCTGACATTGGTCGTGATTTCCTTGAGACGAATATGGTCCCAAAGGGCATGACCTACGTCGGATCCGCCGCTGTCCATATATATTCAGCCGGAACGATTGGTGTCGTCGCTTACCTTGAACAGCTCAACTTAAACGAATGTCCCGAAGCCTTAGCGGGTCCCGCCTTCACTTCTCTTCGTGGCGCAGGGCTTAAGTTCTACGGACATAAACGTCAGACGAAACGCTCAGGATTTTAGGCGATGAGTAAACAAAAACAAAAGCCTGGAAAAGTTTTGAGGGTGAGTAAAGCCCTGTGGCTTCTCATGCAAGAAAAGCGTAAAGCGCCAAGTGAAACAAACGATGCTGTCCTTCGTCGACTCATTGGCCTCAGCGGTAAGAAGGGCACGCCGCCCGAATGCCGCACACTCTATGCACTTCCTTCTGAGTTAAGTGAGACCATGGCAGAGGCAAAGGGTCGTGCCGTGATGATTGCCGTTCGTCGAAAAAAGACACCGGAAAAACCAATTGTCGTTCGTGAAGTCGTGTGAGTGTGGATGATTATGATTACATTCCACTGCTCTCATCTAAGCCGTTAAACGATTTCACTCCGCATGAGTATCGTGAGTACATAAAGTCTATGTTCCATATTCGTGCGCCAAAGAAAAGTAAATCAGTGAAGAAGAAAAAACCCTTCTCCTGGGGACTCACTAAGTCCGGTAAGGTAACAGTGAGGGTGAGCCGTAAACCTCAATGGCTCAGTCGCACTGAAGTTGAACAAATCGCCAGTGAAGCGAAGCTGCCCCTTGCTGACGTTTGGATGCAGATCTTTCATCCTAAGGGTAAAAGAAAACCAATTAAATTGAGTACGCAAGAAAACGAGACGCTCTCCGCTAAGAATCTGACCGAGAGTATGCTTTAGGGTTGACCAAAAACTGTAAAGTGTTACACCAGTTGAATGGACAAAGATCTACTCAGCCGTGGCAAAGAAGTCGAGCTCACAATCGAGAGCACTAAGAATACTATGAAGCTCATACTTCTAAACAATTCCTATACGATGCTTCATCAGGAGTTGCGCACCCTCGTTCTCGCCCTGGGTGATCAAATCGTAACGGGCAGTGGCACTAAAGCGCAGCACGACACCGTGTCAAAAATAAAAGTCCTTCTCTCTCATCATGACAATAGGGTGAAGTACATAACTAAAGAGATGACAAGTTCGTAATGGATCGACAACGAGGGGTAACAACATGAGGGGGAAGACAGTGGAGAATATTTTATTTGCGTTCGCGTTCGTGGCATTAATAGGTGCGGCTTATCTGTGGATCACACGAGAGGGTACTGTTGAGGACACCAATAAAGTTTTGATCAATGATTTAAAGAGTGAGAATGCGCAGCTTGTGAAAAGGTTAAAAGAAATCGACGAGCGTATGGAAGCGCAGAGGACACAGTATAATTTACTGGAGGCGGCACAAAAATCCCTCATCTCTCACGATAGTAGTATGGAGCAAAGAGTTGCGGCGGCTGAGAAGAAGGTCGACGCTGCATTTCAGGTCGTCAACAATAATCAGTTAGCGCCAAAAGTTCTACACGTTAAGTTTGATGAGCTGAAGGTGTCGCCAATCGGTTTCGCCCGTCCATTAGAGGTGAAGGGCCGCACCTATCATTACCAGGGTAAACGTCTCTCAAAAGTACCGACACCACTGCTTGAGAAGTCAGGTGTTGTGCGCAGAAAAGAAGGGCCTTAATTTATGCACAAGGGTTTTAATTTTGATAAATACTTACCCACAATGATTATCTTTACCGGCACTTTGTTCGGCCTCTGGGTAATCGCCTTCATTTACACCTTAATCATCAGCTAAAGTGGGCAGATTTAAGTGGCCAAAGAAGGAAGAAAAGAAGCATGAGAAAACACAAGGACACTACGACAGTTACCGTTGCTCCGGGTGTAAAGCGCCGAAGGTCGGTGAATCGTCAGAGTGGATCGGTAACGTCCTACGAATCGAGATCAGGTACGAAGGTGGATGCTTCTTCATCCTCGAGCGGCACGGAGCCGTCTATAAAAAGAAAGATCACCGCTGTATGGTCACGGGAGTTTTGTAATGACTGAATTTAATTTGACCGTAGATAATTTAGGTTTACCCGTGACGAAGTCCGGTGACGCCGGAGACTCATGCGCCCAGTGGGGTAACCTCATGGCTCTCTCACCCTCACTAAACTACGCACAGCTCGCCCATCATTACATCGGCTCAGTCACCCCACTTCGTCACCCGGACTCAAGCAAATGGTATGGACGTCCGTGGCGCTTTTCTCGTGACCAACTCGTCGCCTACCTCTGTGGCCTCATCGTCGCCATGGATAAGTATCCGAACTTCACGAACATGCGCATTGAAACAGTTTGTGAACGCCTCCTCAACATGCACCGTTTACAACGTTTTATCTTTGCCTGGAATACGAGAAAGAACTTTCAGTACGACACACTCGAAGAGCACATGACGAAGAGCACACCTGATGTTGTCTGGGATCAGGGCAGGAAGAAAACCGCTGACCTCACTGGACCGACAGTGTGGGCCCTTGAGCTTCGACTTGAGATTCTCCTAAAAAAAGGTTGGCCCCTCTTTAAACGAATGCGTCTCTGGCTGTGGGATATTGAAAGTCTACTGTCCTCATTGCACTGGCGTTTTCGTCGGGACAATGTGAGCCGTAATCATATGCTTGCGGTTTTAATTGCACAGAAGTATTCACCGACATGGGTGAGTCGTGCTTCTTTTTTTGTCACCCCATGGGAAAAGTTAATCATCCGTTGGTCTGTGCATTGTGCAGTGACGGGTGAGCCAAATACTTCGTCTTTGTTTTATGATGAGTGGAAAAGGCTAAGAAGCAAATGAAAGCGGTTGAGAAATGATATAAACGTTGCTTGATGGCTTCGTATAAATGGCCATCAATGGAGCGTTTGCCGAAGGTCTTGCGCGGTGAGTTCTAGACGAGGTCAATGGTGGTTCAAGTCCACCCTCGCGCAGGGCCAGAGGCTTTTTATGAAGGAAGGTGAGTGATGAGTTTCGGCGAATGGTTAATTGGAAGTGTTTTGGTTGGGCTATTCGTTCTGGTGATTTTCGCATGTATAGCCGAAGACAAAGAAGACAAGAGACTCCTTACTCAATGTATTGCTGACGGCAAAAAAGAATATGAGTGTAAGGCATTATTGAAAAGACCCAGGTCAAATTTTATTTACGTGCCGATGGCCGTGGGGCGCTAATGTTTGAACTCAACGGAGTATTGATTCGGTTAAGTGAGGTTATTTTGATTCAATTTCAACCTGCCGAAAACACAATCACGCATTCCAAAGATTGGATTAGCATTAGATTTAAAAATTCACGGCAATACTCTAGCTTTGAGGCCTCCAGAGAGCAGTACGACCGCCTCAAAGAAGCGTTGCTTAAGGAAGGTGGGGATGCTTAATGGCTTGGATTTATTTAGCGGAATCGGCGGACTCTCACTCGCCCTATCAGGTTGGGTCAAACCAATCGCCTACTGTGAAAATGACCGATACGCACAATCTGTCTTGTTGTCTCGAATGCAATCCGGGCAACTTGAGCTGGCGCCCATTTGGGATGACGTGTGTACTTTGCGGGGCGAACACTTCGGAACACGCAGCGTCGATATTATCTACGGCGGATTCCCTTGCCAGGACATCAGTGTTGCAGGGGCTGGACGCGGCCTGGTCGGTGAGCGAAGTAGGCTTTTCTGGCAAATCGAAAGGCTTATCAAAGAAACAAACCCAAGATTTGTATTTCTCGAAAACGTGCCAGCAATTAGAACTAGGGGCCTCAACTCTGTCATCCAGTCACTTGCCGAGCTCGGGTATGATTGTCGCTGGACAATTGTTTCAGCCAAAGAAGTTGGCGCCTGTCACGTTCGCAAAAGATGGTTCATGCTTGCCCACTCCAGTCGCAGCAATCTACGGCAGCAATCAGGGCGGAGCGAAGGGGCGCAACGGGAAGCGACGGCTATCGATGCAATCGATGGCAAGCCGTGGGCTGATTCCAATTCCAATGGCCCGGGATTGGAAGGCGTCGGGCGGAGCGAATCGAAAATCCCCAGACCTGTCGTTTACAATGGGTGGGTATCTGAACCCACAGTTTGTCGAAGAGATAATGGGATACCCCATAAATCACACCGCCTTAGAGGATTGGGCAACGCAGTGGTTCCGGCCCAAGCGAGAGAAGCGTTTAAAAGATTGTGTGGTTTAGAATGAGCAAAAATAACCTCACCACCTATCTCACCCAAGTGCAAAATAGGCTTGCGGATGCCCAAGACCGACCAAGCATTTGTCGTGAGGACCCATATCGCGGCGGACTTACTAATCTTGGTGTGCTTAATCGCCACGCCCCAGCCGACCTCGCAAAACTTCTCGAAATCGTGCGGGTGCTTCAAGCCTCACTAGATGAACATTACGAGTACGCACTTGCTTGTAGACACGATTGGTCTGACTACGATGGGCGTGACCATCTAAGAATCGCTACCAGTATTAATGGTAAGGCTGTACTTAAAGCAAGTGAACTCGCCTCCGAAGGGATTGGTGGGGATACATGAAACGACCACTATATTTTAAAGCAACTCGTATCAATGGCATCGCTTACGTTGAGCTATTCAAGTACGACCACGCTATAGCTGTTATCTCAACTTACGAAGCGCCAAACAAAAGCGAATGGAATGACTTAGGTAACTATCCCTTGACAACAAGTAACAAATAGGCTATTCTAGAGCTAACTTGTTGATAGGAGATGCGAATGTACAAGGACTTTAATGCAGACCACGTTGTTGTCTCAGTTTCAGGCGGTAAGGACTCAGCGGCTCTTATGCAATGGGCGGTTGATAACTTTCCAAAGGAAAAACTCGTGTGTGTTCACGCTAAAATTGACATTGATTGGAAGGAAACCGTGCCAGTAGTTGAAGCCCAGTGTAAGCATTTTGATCTTCCACTTCATGTTGTGGAAGCTGTGGACAAAAGTGGCCAACCGATAGGCTTCCTTTCGATCTTAAACAGTCCCCGCATGGACCGCAAGACCGGCGAAGCTAAAGAGAATCAGTTTCCCGACATGGGCAATCGTTGGTGTACATCGCGCCTCAAGGTTGGTCCCATTGACAAATTCGTTCGCACACTCTCAGGCCGCGTACTGGTTTTAATTGGAGAGCGCCGCGAAGAATCTAGTCAGCGCGCTAAACTCGAACCGTGGCGTCCAGACGAAAACAATTCAAAGGCGAGTCGCACCGTAGTTAAGTTTTCGCCAATCCTTGATCTTACAGAAAAAGAAGTGTGGGCTATTATCGAAGCTAATAACATTCCCAAACATCCCTGCTATGAGTGGGGAGTTAGCCGCGCCTCATGTGCTATTTGCATCTTTAGCTCTAACCATGAGATTGCTTTGGCCGCCAAACACGCACCTGAAATTGTTGCCAAGTATATTGAAGCCGAAGCCAAAATTAAACACACATTTCGCTACAAACCAGCGACTAAAACCCGCGAAGAACAAAAACTAACTATCGCTGGCATTTTAAAGAAGGTGCTCTAATGAAATACACCATCAAGAATTTCAAAGCCGACTTCCCCGACGATAAAACATGCCTCGCGTTCATCTTTAAGAACCGCTATCCAAAAGGCTTGGTGTGTCCCAAGTGTGCCAAGACGGCGTTCCATGCTGTGGAAGGTCGTCGTTCGTATGCTTGTGCTTGTGGCTTCCAGGTCTATCCAACCGAAGGCACCATATTTCATAAGTCGCCGACACCACTAACGCTTTGGTTCCACGCTATATTCTTAATGAGCCAAAGCAAAAACGGCGTGGCTGCAAAGGAATTGGAACGTCACCTTGGCGTCACCTATAAGTGTGCATGGCGTATCGCCAAACAAATTCGATTGCTCATGGGACAAGGTCCAGGACCACTTGGCGGTAAGGAAATTATCGAAGCCGATGAAACGTATGTTGGCGGCGTGAGACGCGGTAAGCGTGGTCGTGGTGCCGAAGGCAAGACCGCCGTATTTGGAGTCGTCGAGCGCAAGGGCCATGTTAAAACTCAGGTCGTCCCGAATGTTCGCATGGTTACTCTCATGCCACTAATTGAAGCTATGGTGCCGCCAAATGCGGTTATCACAACGGATGAGTCAAACAGCTATAACAAAGTGAAGTCACTAGGTCACTTGCATGAGACGGTTCGCCACGGCAAAGGCGAGTACGCTAGAGGCGATGTCCACACAAATACAATCGAAGGCTTTTGGTCACAATTCAAGCGTTCGGTTCACGGGACTTTTCACGCCGTTTCGCCGAAGCATTTGCAGACTTACCTTGATGAGTTTTCTTTTCGTTACAATCATCGCGGCGAGGCTTTGCCTGTTTTGATGTTCGCAAAGGTTGGGACGCTTTTACCAAAAGTCGGAAAAACTGGTTCATAAGGAGATTGTTTACATGAATACCAAAAGGAGTCAACTTGTCACTAAGGGATACTTACTTAAAAAAACGTGGGGTCACCTATGAGTAAAACTCCCAACCACACACCCAAGCCTCGAGAGTTTTGGATTCGACCAGCACGACCGTCATTGCCATTCGGTGCCTGCGTGGACGAGCCAACTATGGGTGGGATTCACGTCATCGAATATTCCGCCAACCTGGCCGTGGTGACTGAACTTGAACGCCTCAAAGCCGCAAGCGCTGGGCTAGTAAAAACCCTAGAATCTTGCAAGAGCGCAATGACATATGCCTATGAAGACCGTACAGACCAATATTACCTGAATGTTAAAAATCTAATTGAAGCAAGCGTTGCCGCCTACAAACTCGCGACGGAGAAAGAGAAATGAGCGACAAACCTAAACGCGGCACCCAGCGAATAGTCTCAAGCT